ACGCCTTGTTCTGCTTCCAGGTGGCTGACCACCCTTGACCAACGATGCCGACCTTCTCGCCGATGGACTCCTTGAGACCGATGGCGAGGTTCTGGAGTTCTTGGTCCAGCAACTTTGACTCGTACTGCTTCTCCGCGTAAAGACCAGCAAGCCGGTCAAGCGAGGTGTCAGCCTGCGCGTAGTCCTCGCTGGTCTGCGGTACGACCTGCGCCAGCGCGTCGCTGTCCTCGCCCTGCAAGGTTGGCGGCGTCTCTGTTGCAAGTGCGTTGCGGAACTCCACTGCCTTCGCGTAGAGCTGCGTCTGATAGTTCACGTCAGCCTCAACCCGCTCGATGCGGAATACGAGACCGCCGAGCAGGACCGCGATGTCGCACCACGGCGCTGCCGTCACGAACATCTGCCACTGGACCTGAGCGACCACCTCTGGCGGCACTGGGTGCAGGCTCCAGCGCGGTGAGGTGCTGGTCTTGATTTCTACCAAGCCCTCCTCGCCGACGATGGTGCGGTCGAGTGACGCCATTGCCCACGGCATCTCCTTCAGCCGGACAATGCCGTTGCTGCGGCGCAGCTCGCGGCCAGTCTCCATCTCGTAGAACTCAGCCACTGCGTTCTCCAAGAGGATGCCGCGAACGGCGGCTGGTCCAACTGGGTCTGGGGTGTATTTGCCCAACTTCTCAGCCCATAGTTGGTAGGGCGTCTTGTACGGATTCAGCCCCGCGATGACCGACACGTCGGTCGCCGTGATGCCGTCAGCCCGAAGTGCGAACCACTCAGGACTGCGCTGCTCTGCCTTGACGAACTCGTACTGCTTGCTCACTTGCCCTCCTCCCGCCAACGGCGGTCTACTTCTACGATTCTCCTGCCAATCCACTCGGCAACTGGAGCCACCACGCCGTTGCCGCAGCATCGGTAGCGGTGTGAGTCCAGCCCGACTGGGAGTAGAGCATCGTCTGCAACTTGATTGCTGCCACCCAATGCGGCAAAGACTTGTGCAACTGCCTCGTCTTGCCCAATGTCGCCTCCACCGCCCATCGCTTTACCGTGAAGCGATGGAGAGAGGATGGCGTGGGTTGTCCGAACATCGCCAACGTCAAAGGAGTTGAGCGTGTTGGCAACATGCCCTTCAACCCAAGTCTCTGAGTCTTCGTTCGTCTGCGCTCGCGCTGACTTGCGGAAGACTGCCGGTGCGCCGCTACTGTGTGCCATTGACTGCGCCTGACCCTCCGTCACATTGGCGTTGCTGCCAAAGCGTGATGGGAAGGACAGGATGGACTCACTTGGCGCGACCAGCGTCATCGAGCGATGGCTCGTGTCGCCAGGCCAGAGAGCTGAGAGTGAGTTCGCCACCTCAGCCTCGGCAATGGTGAAGTTGCCGTTCTTCTCGTCTGCTCGTGTCTGGTATGCCATCAAGTCCCTTGCCCTCAACGCGTTCATTGAGGGTGCGACCGCATCGGCTGGGAAGTCGTACATCTCAAAGTTGCCTACCCTTTGCGTGTCCTCCACCCCTTGCTGATTGTCCAACCGTCTGGCCAGCCCATCAGCCGCTCGCACTCCGTCGGCGTCAGCCGTCGCACCGATTGTCCTGCCATCCTCTCCGACGACGCGGAAGTGTCCTTGAAGGAACTCTTGGACTCCATCTGGGAATCCGTGGACTCCTGCTGGGAGTGCGCCAACGATTCCAGAGCCGTCTCTAACGCCGCTGGCAGCACCTTGCCTCTGCGTCCAGCGCGGCGAAGGATGCCGCTCGCAGCCTTCGCACTCAAGGAGAACCTCGCCGGCGCGGTCGGATTCAAGACTTGCGACAATGAACACTCTACGGCGTCGCTGGGCGACTCCGAAGTAGCGAGCGTCCAGAGTTCGCCACGAAACGCCATACCCGAGTTGCTCCATTTCATAGAGAAGCCTTCCGAAGTCAGCCCCTTTGTTGGAACTGAATAGCCCAGGGACGTTCTCCAGCACGAGCCACCGAGGTCGGCGCTGCTCCACAAGGTCGAGGAAGGTGAAGGCAAGTGAACTTCGCTTGCCTGCGAATCCAGCTCGCTTGCCAGCGACGCTGAGGTCTTGGCAGGGGAACCCGCCGCTCCAGATGTCTGCTTCTGGGATGTCATTAGCGTCCACCTCCGTGATGCTTCCCAGATTCGGAGCGTCTGGGAATCGCTCTGCCAACACTGCGTTGGCGTATGGGTCAATCTCGCTGACGCTGACCGTCTCAATGCCAGCACGCTCAAAGCCGAGGTCAAGACCGCCGACTCCGCTGAAGAACGATGCGTGCTTCACTTGACCTCCTTCTTTCTGTCCTTCTTGGCGAAGCCTTCGCCCTTGTAGACCACCGTCGCCGGTGAATAGACCATCCGCATCCAGCGGCCGCACTTCTCGCAGCGCGGGTTGTAGACGTTCTGAATCGAGTGCGTGTGTTCCTCCCGATGACCGCAGTCGCCGCAGCGGTACTCGTAGACAGGCATCAGCCGATTGCCGCCGCTACGAAGATGAGACCAGCGAAGGCGAAGCAGAGCTGCGCAATGAATCGCATCAACTCCACGCGCCTTTTCTGCTCGTCTAGAATCGTGGTGCGGATTGCCACTCGCGTGTAGACCAGTGGCTGCGTCTTTCGGTTGAGCCTCATGACATGCTCCCCAGTGCCAAGAGCAGCACCATCGCTGCGACGAACGATACGACTGCGAGTGAATCAAGAATGAGGGTTCTCATCACTTTCCGCTCGCTTCCAAGACCGCCTCAACGAAGAACTCGTCTGCGAGGAACTCAAACTCTGTCCCCTTGAACGCCGTCCGCGCGCACATAACGAAGAGTCGCTCTGCATTGCGGTTGTCGTTGAGGAATCGCGCAGCGGCTCCGTCGCCGATACCCTGACACTCAACCCAACCGACCTTCTTGCTGTTCAAGTAGAGGTCTGCAACGTATGCAACGCCACGGCGGTGTGACAGTGAGCGGTATTTCTTGACCGACCAGCCGACTGACTTCGCAATCGCTGCTGCCTCGGTCCTTGCCTTTGTTGCCTCTGCTAGTCCGTTCATCTGTTCCTCCTACTTATCGGCCCTGCCGTCTGGCTGGGTTCCTCCCGATGTCACGATGGTAAGGCGTGACGTCACGGCTTGTCAAGCCCCTAGTTTCAGGAGGGGTAGTCCCCCTGGCTGGAGGAGGTCAGCCAGGGGGGTCGGCGTCCCGAAGGTCGCCGTAGTCATCGTCCTCGTCCTCAACCAGCTCCAGCACGACCTCGATGCAGGAGCCGCAGATAGCATAGGACAGGACCGCTGAGAAGTCGGCTGTCAGGGAGACCTCCTGCTCGGCAAACTTCCAGACCCGACGCTCCTCCCCGCAAGGAGAGCAGGTGCCGTATTTGTCTGGAGTAGGAGCAGGAGGCCCCGACAGGAATGGCACTAGCGCACGGTGCAAGACATCACCTTTAGGTCGTCCCAAGACCCTCCACCGGCAACGAAGGTGAGCAGACCAGCGGGAGCCATCACTCCAGCCTGCTCGGTGAACCATTGACTTCCACCATCGAGCGCGGGCGCTTGCATGTGCGTGCGCGCGCCAGACTGCTTGACCATGAGGTGATGGTAGTGACCAGTCATGAGAATCTGAGCATCTCCAACTGGTTGCAGACCGAGCGCCTGCTTTGCCCACCAGTTCTCAGCCGTACCCTTGACCTGATGCCCATGCGCCAGACCAATGATGGTGCCGCACACGTCAAGCGTCAGCGTGAGTTCGTTCTTCGGGAACACGAACGCCACATGGTCGTAGGCTGGGTTCGCCCTGATTATTTCTCCAACCTGCTCAAAGAGCGCCACGTCATCGTTGTCTCCGAAGGTCGTGTACGCCTTACCGTTCTGTCGGTTCTCGCCGTGATTGCCAGGCACCGCCGCGACGATGATGCTCGGAGCGAAGTTCGCCCAACTTGTGAGAGCCTTGACAACCAGCCGCCTGACCACTGTGACCTGCTCGCGCCGGTCAAGGTCGGTCTGGAAGGACTGCATGGCGTAGTGACCTGAGCAGGACTCCACGAGGTCTCCTAGCCCTACGACCACGAGCTTCGTCAGCGGTCTCCCAGTCCTGACGAGTTCGCGCCATCTTTCCTCAACCTCGTCAATGCCAGCGAGGAAGCGTGAGACGATTCCCGCAGAGCCGCCTCCTTCCCCCTTGCCCATTTGCAGGTCGCTGATTGCCACGACTAGTGCCGTGCCGTCCTCGACCTTTGGAGCGCGCTTTGGCTTGTGGGATTGAATCTGCTTGATAAGAGCTGCGACATCGCCATCAACGGCAATGCGCTTCTGGATGACCTTGCCCTTCCATTGTCTGTTCAGACGCCCAAGAGGGTCGCCCCAGACATTGAACAGGACTGGCTCAACGACCTCAAACAGGTCTGGATTCAGCCCCCACACCTTGAGGATGGTGGACCAGTCGGGAGCGTTCTCGGCTGGCAACGCATCCGTCGTGATGGTTCCCTCTTTGCCGTTCCATGCGACGCCAGGCTCCCAGCCTTCGGAGTGCTTTCGCTCAGGGCGCTTCGCCGATTCAATCTCGTGCTGGACTGCGAGAATCTCGTCAAGTTGCTTACTCATCGCGCACACCCGCAGTCGCCACGACGATGGCGGTTCACGTTGAATCCCCGCCAGTCAATGCCCTTTCCAGCGAGCCACTTCTCAATGGCTTTGCCGGTGATTTCTTTGCGACCGAGAGCCTCGTCCAGCGCGGCGCGGTCCTCTTGCGCAAGTCCCAAGACTTGATACTGGCAAGGCGGCCCCTTGCGCGCCTTTGTGCTGAGTTGATTCATTTCTCCCCCCTCTATGCAGGCTGACTACTGCCTACTCGTTGCATGCTGAGAGAACGTCAGAAGGCTGTCAAGCCCCTAACTTGGCGCGGTAGACCGCAGCTTCAACGGCGTTGCCGATGGCCTCTTCGTCCAACTTGATGCCACGCTTGGCGCACTCGCTTCGGACGAGCGCAAGCGCAGCCAGTTTCTTCTCTTCGCCAGCCTTGCTGCTCAGGGTCTGGTTGATGCTCGCCACGGTTGCCGAGGCAATCTTCTCCAGCATCGCGTACTGCTCGCGGCTGACGTTCGCTTGAATCAGGTTGATGACCTGCTTGGCGAGATAGCCGAGCGCGGTGATGCCCAC